TCAGATAGAATAGTTGGCGATGAGAAGTTCGTGCCCGATCTTGCCTTGCTTCGTCCCGCCGGCCACCGTGTACCTTGTTCTGACTCTAATAAAAGACACCCCACGCCCGCGGTAGAGCCGCCGGATGAAAGGGTCGTCGTTGTAGGAAAGGAGCCACTGGCTGTGGCGGATGCCGCGCAACACATCAGCCAGGCGCGCATGGTCCTCGTCCGTGAACCAATGGCGGTACGACCTAGCGCCAGGCGCGCGGTACGGCGGGTCGAGGTAAAAGAAGGTCCGGGAGTGCTTGCGCGCAAATCGCGCAATGCATTGCTCCCAGACTAGCCTTTCCACCCAGACCCCGCGCAAGCGCTCAATTACGCGCAGCACCTCGTCTTTTTCGGTGGCCCACCAGAGGTCCGGCCGCCGCTTCAACTTGAAGCCGTAACTCGGATTGACCCGGCGGCCGCCGTAGGACAGACGCAGCACGTAGTAGAACTGCACGGCGCGCCGGATCTCGCCACCGATTCCCGGCAAGTCCTTAGCCTCGTCGAAGAGCTCGCGCGAAGGCATCAACCAACTCACCGCTTCAGTGAATTCAGCCGGGCGGTGCTTGATGACGCGCCAGAAGTTGGCGAGCTCGCCATCGAGGTCGTTTAGCACTTCCGATTTCGAGATCCCCGGCGGCTTTCCAAAAAGAACCCATGCCGCGCCACCGAAGACTTCGACGTAACAGGTGTGAGCCGGGATCATGCTGACGATCACGTCGCGCAACCGGGACTTGCCTCCCACCCATGCTAACGGACTCCGAATCATCCACAGCCTCCAGCTTGTGTTGGTTCCCTGCGTGGTGTAGCTTCCCGGCGCTGCGCTGCGCAGCACAGGGGGAGCAGCCCACAAGGGTCATCTGGAGGTGTTTCCAGGTGGTGTCCGGCGCCTGGCAGCGCCGGCATTGCTCTCCCTTCTAAGAATCCAGATCCACGCGAAAGCGAAATCCGAGCTTGTCGCGAACCGCGCGCATCACGTTCAGCACGGTATCTCCCGGCTGAGGCGTGACCCCCAGCGTCTCAAGGCGGGCTAGGAGCTGTGGTCGCAACCGCGATGCCGGGGCGGTCAGGCTTGGCAGCATTTCAATCGTCTGGTCGGTCTGAGCGGCATCGAGTTCGCGCCCGTCCGCTTCAAACTCAGCGAGGATCAGCAGCTTTCCCCCGGGCAGCTCCCGACGATGGCGCCACGCGCGCGCGTAGCGGTCTACAGACGGAGAACCATCCGGCATGGTGTCGCAGATGCACCAGCGCTGGATCATTCAATGTTGGCCGGGGCCTGATCGGTGTACTTGACGTCGTCGAAGCTGGCCTCGACCGTTCCTCCTGTCAGCGTTGTCACTTGAGCCTGCACTTCGACTGTGATCACGGTTGGGGTGCCCGGTGAACTTGGGTTCACCCCGGGAATAGATACCTCCTGCGTGTCGCTGGAGGTCGGCTGGCTGATCGAGACCTCAGCGCTGACTTGGCTTCCCACCCGGAGCCGCGCCTTCATCGTGTAGGTGCCGCCATCGGTAACCACCGTGATGCGGACATGGTCGATCCTCGCCGTTTCTGTTCCCGCTCCCCCATCGTTTTTACAGGCAATCCGGAGGCCCGCGTTCCCGTTGAAATCGGTGGACACCCAGGTCCCGCCCCACTGCGCCGCGGTGTAATCGTAAGACTTGTAAGCGTCCGCACCAGGCCAGAAGGCTCCCAGGTCCGCTTTGTTGTTTCCGGTCAGCGCCCCCGACTTCAACATCTGGACGGTCACATCCTTAATATCCGGACCGCTGCCATGCCGCTCGATCTCAACCTTCCAGCTCAGTACCGTCTCGCCGGCGGGGATGCTCAACGACGCGAAAGAAATGTCGAGGTTGCTGCTTGTGTCGCTGGGGTCCAAGGCATGAGTCGCGCGATTGTCATCCGAGGAGAAGACGTTGCCAGGGCTCGACCATGCACCTCCTGATAAGACTCCGCTCGCACTCGCTGGGCCGTAAGCACTCGCCGGCCCCTGGATCTTCGTGCAGGTCAGCGGGCCCTTGAAGGTGATCGGCTGGGTGATCTTCTTCGTGAAAGAGGAAACACTCGTCCAGGAGGTCGACGTCGTCTGACCGCTTCGCGCCGTCGTGCTCTCCTCGCGCACCGCCGAGTTCACATACTTGTCCGGGTCCAGGTAGGTGTTGCCACCTGCATCCACGGAATCGGTCGGATCCAGCCCCGCCCCAGGCGCAGGCGCCTCACCGCCCTGCTGCGCGGGATAGGAATCGCTGAAGGCGTTGGCGATCCATTCGAGGGCCTGATAGCGGATCCTCCCGTCCGGCATGACGCTCGGCTCCAGGACCTCATAGTCGCGATCGCCATGCTCCTCACTGATGCCCTTGTCGACGGTGACGCGCGTCCCGGGCAGCACCTTGATCGTCCGCTCGCTGCCAATCCATTCAGCGCGCAGCGGAGGCTTGTAGACCTCGCCCGGCGCAACGTCATCGCCGAGCTGGCGCCACAGCTCGAAGCGCAGACGGCGATAGACGTGCTCCTGGGTGCAAACTCCGAAATCGAACGTCGCCTCTTCGATGCTGGGGATCACAGAGAGCCCGGAGCCGCGCGCGCCCGTGGCGATCTGGTGCGCTTTGTGGTCCAGCGTGACCGTGGCCTCGGAATAGCGCGTCTGCTCTTCGCTCGATCCGCTCGCCAGGTTGAGGTCGCGGAACTTCCCGACGAAGCGGTTCTTCAACCCCTCCACGTCGCTCTCGTCGGCCTTGAAGCTCCCCGCCTCGATGTCCTGCGCGTAGAAGGTGAACTCGCTGGTCCGCGATTCGTCGGGGATCAGAGTGAGCACGCCGTTGATTTCCAGGTGGAAGCACTGGCAGTAGAGCAGCAGCTTTTCCAGAGCAGCCTGTGCGTCCATGTCGTCGGCGAACCAGATGCCGCCCTTTGACCAGCGCTTCACGCCGCCGCCGATGTCGGCATCGCACCACGCGGCCGCATCAACGAAGCTCTGCCAGTTGAACCGCGCCTTCTCCTCTGGCGTGAGCGGCTCATTCGCGCGCGCGCCCCGCTTGATGAACTTGCGGATCAGGAAGTCGGCGATCCACCAGGCCGGATTGTCGGTCCATTGGAAGGCCGTCTGCACGCCCGTGTTGTCGAAGATGCGGCATAACAAAGCCCTGTAGTGCGCGATCAACTCGAAGTCGGCCGTGGGTGCTCCCGGATCAGGGTCGAGCTTGACCGCGGTCCAGGAGTATTGGCTGAAGGTGGTCTTACTCAAACCTCCGGGAAGGTCCGCCCAGAAGGCGTCGACGCCCTGGTCGGGGCCGGTGGAAGTGGCGGCCAGTCCGCCGCCGATCGTGCCGTCGTAGCCCTGGTGGAAGTGGACGCGCGCCGTGTCGGGTAGCGCGATCGCTTTCCGGTTGGCCGCGAGGTAGAGCAGGCTGTCCCACGGCCCCTGCCCGTTCATGATGAAGGCGACCTTCTTCTTGTCGCTCAGCTCGTGAAGTAGAGCCACGTTGCCGGCCACCGGCCCCACCGTCCCGTAGGCGATTACCTTCGGGAGGTCCAGAAAAGCTGTGAGGTCCGCCAGGTTCGTCGTGCGGATGCCGGGATTCACACCGCCCGGGAATCCGCCATGAATCGGCGGGAGGATGTCATTCAGATCTCGGAGATCGACGGACATGCTATCCCATCACCGCATTCGTCACTTCCGACGTCAATTGGATCAGCCCCGGGAAGCGTTCCTGGACCCCACGGTCGCCGCAGCTCGCGTAGTCGAGCGGGCAGTCCTCGTAGACCACGATGAAGATGCTCGTCCCATCGGGCGGCGTATCCCATGCTGGCGATACGGTCAGCGTGGTCGCGTCGTTGCCGGTGATCTTCCGCCGCTGGACCGCGCCGGTCTTGGCGATGACCACGGCATGCCGCCCCTTGAATTGGTCAGTGCTCCAGCCGGACCCCGTCTTGCCGATCGTCGTTGCCGAGAAGATGTCGGCCACCGTGGCGCCCACGAGCATCGTCCCGGCCCCGGTGAGGAGAAACTTCGACGTGCCGTCGGGATTCGTCGACCAGTTCGGAGCCACCGTCACCGTCGTGCCCGTGTTTCCCGTGATGATTCGCTCCTGGCCCGCGCCGGTCCCTTCGAGGATCATCACCACGCGCTGGATATGCATGTCGGTGACTTCCGCGAGCCCGGAGTTGCCGATCGTGCTGGCGCTGAAGATGTCCGCCGTGGTCAGCGGGACAAACACCTCGCCGCGCCGGTAGCCGCAGGCGCCCGAGGTGAAAAGGAAATGGCAGTTGCGCGTCTGCTTGTAGTCGTAGGCGCGCACCCGCGCGGGATTCAGAAGCTGCACCAGGCGGATCCAGATACTGGCCTGGCCCAGGTCGCCGCGGTCGGCCACAAAGCCGTGGACTTCAAACGAGGCTGCATCTGCCGGCACGTAAAACCGGCGATAGACCGCATAGGCCCCACGCCAGGCGTTCGCGCGCATCAGCGCATCGACCTCGCGGTCGATCGTGTTGCCACTCACGTTCTGGACGCGGATCTCCCCGTAGTCGGAGCGCAGCGACCGCGTGAAGTTGAAGGTAGGGAAAGGCTCGGCCAGCCAACCCTTATACTGCTGCGCGGCTGCATCGTTGGGCAGCCGGCGCGGCGCCACGATCTCATGCGAGCTCCAGTAGTGCCGCGTGCCATCGTGCAGCTCGAGGTCCAGCAGGTGAACGGCAATCTGCGGCGAGAAGTGCTTATCGAGTTCGGCCTGCAATCCCGCCGGCAGCGTCCGGATCACCGCATCACCTCGATGGCGTCGGCCTCGATCGTGTAGCCCGATGAGGAACCATTCTTGCCGTTGTTCTGCAGGCGCACCCGGTAGAGATCGAGCGGCAAATCGCCCGTACTGAACACTGGCCCCGCATCCCCCAGGAAAGTGGCCGAGTAGAGATCAACGTCCGTGGGGCCGGCCACCACCGTGTTGTCGCGGACGCGGGTGATGGTGATCCGCATGATGCCCAGATAAGAGTCTCTGATCGACCATATGCGGCAACCGCCGCCGAAGTACTGCCATTCCGCGATCCGGCTGCCGGGCGTCGCATCGGTGGCCTCGTAGCTCTTCTTTCCGTGACGGCCGCCTCCCGGGTCCGTCTGGATCGTCCATCCCCCCGTGACCAGCTTTACTAGATCCTCGCCGAGGCCATTGCGCTCATCGAGGAAAAAGGCGTCGCGGTTCCAGTTTGGATAGATCAGCCCGGCCTCCCAGGGCAGAATCAGATCGTCGAGCTGGGCATGCCAGGCATAGATCGTCTTCGCGGCCTCGTTCTGAGGGTTCACAAGCTCCGGTACCAGCACCGTGGCTCCCGCGCCTACCGTAGCCTCCAGGTCGAACCGCTGAGGAGTCGTAGTCAGGTTTCGGATGGCCTGAAACCCCGAGGCGCCATCGTAGAGCTGCTGCTTGATCGTTGTCGCCGAAGGCGCCCAGAGCCATACGCTCCACCGGAACTTCCTACCCTTGGGGCTCACCGGCGGCACGGAGAACGCGTTTTGTTGGATTTGATTCTCCTGGCCGGCCCCGGTAGCAGCGAAGTCAATCTGATCCGCAGATCGGCGGCCGTTCGGGTCAAGCGCGGCATTCGGGGTCACGACCGGCACAGAGGGAACGCCCACCTTGACCCATGCCGCATCGCCGAATTCCTCGGCCGGGGAGACCAGGTTGCGCCGCAGCACCGTTAGGCCCGGCAGCTCCTCGAAGACGGCTGAGGCGCCCCAGTGGTTGTTTCCAAGAGGAATGAATTCCACGTCTCCGCCGAAACGCCCGGAGAAGTAGCGCCCCTTGGCCCAGTCCACCAGCGTGAAGAAGTCCATCAGGTACTGCTGCTCCCACTGCTCCAGCGCGAACTTCGAGACGTCATCCAGATCCCAGGTGAGCTGGTAACTGATCCCCGCGCCCGCCTGCAGGCGCGCGCTCGCGATGCCCGCCAGCGGCTTAAACTGTTGAATCGCATGCTTGCGCGACGCCTGCCACCCATAGAGCGGATTCAGCAGCGAATCGGCTGTGGGATTCAGGATGTTCTGCTCGCTCATGCGCCTTCCCTCATCATTTTCCGCATCCCGCGGCGGATCTTCTCGGCGCCGCCATTCCGCAACCAGGCATCCACGCTGGGACCGTCCCAGGCCACGATCTGAATCGTGAGGCCGTCTCCGCCGCCCGGGGTCCGGCCCGTGGCGTTCATGTAGTCCAGGCGGCTGCGCCCGATCCGCGATGCCGCGCGCGCGCTGACCACGAACTCGCCTTCGTGTGCAACGATGCCCACCGCGCCACCTCCCTGGAAGCGCGGCGCTACATTCGGAAGTTCTGGACGGAATCCACCCCCCGGGCCGGCCGCCGGTATTCCCCATGGCCCGATGGTTCGATGGCCCGATGGTCCGATCAGCCCGCCCTTCTCGAAGATGGGCGGGCTCGGCGTGATCCCCATGCGGCGCTGGCGTTCCTGCTCGATGGCGTTGATGCGCTGGATCGCGGCGTTGACGAGCTGGTTGATTACCGTGCCCTTGCCGCCCAGCGCGCGCACCTGCTCCAGGCCCTGCGTGCGAAGCTGTTCGAGCTGATTACGCGCGCTCAGGTAGTCGAGCTGGTGGAAGCTGTAGGCGTCCTCGATGGCCTTCACCGCAGGCGCGAATTGCTCCCGCTCATAGCGTTCCCGCTGCCGCCGCCGCCGCCCCTTCGAGAGGAATCCGAAGAGCGCGCCAACCAGCGCGCCGATGCCGATGCCGATCGGCCCGAAGAGGAAACCGATCGAAGAGCCGAGCAGCGAAGGCGCTGCGGCCGCCGCGATCGAGAGCAATCCGCCCGCCGCCAGGCCTCCCGCAATTGCGCCGCGCGCTGGCGAACGGAAGCCCACGGCCCCGGCCCCGAGCAGCAGCGCCAGCGGTAGACCTGCCAGCAGTCCACCCACGCCGCCACGAGCCGTGCCCGCGATTGCCCCGCCCGGCAGCGCGGTGCCTACGCGCGCGCCTCCGCCCGCTGAGAGCGGGGCGCCAAACCCGAAAGATGGCGCCAGTGGCAGACCGCTCAGATCGAATCCGCCCGAGCTGAAGCCGCTGGTGATCCCGCCGGGGAACGTCGGCGCAGTTCCTCCGGGGCCCACGCCGATTCCGAAGCCACCACCACCGCCGCCGAGCAGGATGGAGCCGAGTGCACCGAGGAAGCCACCGCCCGTCACGGGCGCCCCGGCAGAGACGGCGGCCATCTGCCGGTGGCCGAGCACCCAAGCCGCGATCATCTTTGAGATCCCGCTCACCCAGGTGCCTACCATTTGGAAGACGAGCTGGCGCCAGACATCGCGGAAGCTGCGCGCGGTGAGGAACACCCGCTGGATAAAGCCCTCGATCGATTGCGCCATCGTCTCGAATTGCTGCTGGCGGATCTGGGCGATCTCCTGCGCCGCCTTGCGTTGCAGGAACTCCTCCTGGTCGGTCGCCGCCTGCACCACCCCCGGGAAGAGTTGGTACTGGTTCTTAATGACGTCCAGGACAGCCTGCTTGCGCTGCAACTCGGCGAGGATGCGCTGCTCGGCGGGAAGCGTGCTGATCAGTACGTCGAGATTCTGTTCCTGCACTTCGAGTAGTTTCTGTTGCGCCTCCGTGGAGCTGGTTATGCCCGCGAAAGGTGGAAGTCCCTCAATCGTGGGGACGCCGGCAACCCGCGCGAGTGATTCGCGGTTCGCCTTCCGCCACGCCTCCTCATTCTTTTTTAGCTGTTCCTCCTCTTTGCGGAGTCGCGCGATCTCGTCGTCATGCTGCTTTTTTCGCAGCGGGGCCAGGGCCTTGAGTTGCTCCGCACGCTGCGATTCCAGGACCGCCAGATCGCCTCGGATCTTCTTCTCCCGCTCGATCAGGCGATCCTGTTCGAGCGCCTGGCTAATACTGAATGCGGTGGCCTTGATGCGGTGCTGGACTAGATCGAGTTCCTTCTGCTTCGCGCTGATCTGCGCATTCGTCACCCGCAGGAGCAACTCGCCGGTCTTTACGTCGGAGAAACCGAGCAATCCGGCAGTGCTGGCGGCGACCGCCGCCTGCTCCAGATCGCGCATGGCCTTTGTATAGCCGCCCAGGGCCAGTGCGCCGTTCTTCAGGCTCTCTGTGAGCTGGTCGATCTGGCTGATGAGCAGGCCCACCGCGCTTATTGCGAAGCCCGCCACGCCGATCTTAAACAGCGTGTTCACCGCAGCCTCTGCCGCCTTGCTGCGCACGATCATCCGCTGCATCGCGGTGGGAAGCGTGACACCGAACCGCTGGCCGAGCAGCACGGCCTTCGTCGCTGCTTCCGTCTGCGCCTTGGAGAGCCGCAGGCTGGCGTCTTCAGCCTGCCGGGTCGCCGCTGCGTTTCGCCGAGATTGATTTTCGAGGATTCTCTGCGCGCCGTTCAGCCGCTGCGCGGATTGCGTTCCTGTATCCGCCATCCGCTTGAAGCTCTGCTCTGTCTTGGCGAGCTCCTGCTGGACCGCTGCGTCACTGAGCTCGACCGTGACTCGGGCGACCGCGGGCATCTATGCCGCTCCTCGTTGAGAGGCCTGGCGCCGCCATCCGCAGCGGCAGGCCAGCGCGTGGCGGCTGGCCAGCAGCTCGCCGCAGTCCGGACAGGGCGGGTGCTGCGCTTCCCACTGCGCGCGCGCGCTGCGCACCGCGCGCACGCCATGCCATTCCGCCAGCGTCAAGCTCGCGACCGGCAGGCCGCCCTGGACCAGCTCGTCCAGCTCCAGCAGGAAAATCGCGCGGGGGTAGTAAGCCTCCGGCAGCGTCCGGCTGCCGCCGAGCGAGGCTTCCAGCGCCTCGCGGTTCGCAGCGCCGGCGGCAACCTTCGCCAGGCGCTCACGCTCTTCGCGGGTGCGCCACTCCTCGAGCAGCTCCATCGCCGCCTTCTCCAGGCCGGCCGTATCCCGCGAGATGAACGTCAGTCCCAATTACGCCGCTTCTCTTGCCGGGGCCGCCGAATCGAGGCTTGTATTGAAAAGCACGCCCACCGCGGCCACCTTGTGGAAGGCGTCCATCTCCCGCTTGATCGTGTCCGGGTCCGCGAGCGCCTGGCCGGCCACGCTATACCCGTCGACGGCGCGGATCAGCTCGTCGTAGAGCCCGACGAGGATCTGGTTACGCGATCGGTAGAGTGTGCGGCCGCTGCGCGAGCCGCCGATGGCCACCGCCTCGGTGGCCATCGAATTGAACCGCTTCCAGTGCTCGACGGTGGGCGGCTGGAAGTGGTGGGCCAGCTCCCGGTACTGGAGCATCTGGTCGCCGTCTGCGCCCCATTTCGCATCGAGGAGCACAACATCGAATTCCGGCTCCAGCTCGCCGCCCAGGCTTTCCGATTCACGCACGTCGGTGAGTAGCTCCACCGCTGCCAGACGGTGCGCGCCCGGGATGCGTTCCTTCCACTGCGGCAGTGTTTCGAGTGCGGCGCCGCCGCGGACTAGGTAGCCCTCAGCGCGGACCGCCGCGGCGCCATAGAGTTCGAGCGCCGGCGTCGCGCCGTCGAAGCGCTGGGCCTGGTCGTCCTTGCCCACGCGCTCGGTCTCGAAGCGCAGCTTCGAGAAATACCGCTTCCAGTCGTCGGCGGTGATGCGGCGCAAGATGTGCCGGTAGACGCGGCCCTTGTCGCGGAACACCACCACGCGCTCTGTTCCATCGAGTGGGACCAAATTGTCACTTGCTGTCTGTTCGTGCTGGTTGCTGTCCATTACTCCCTCCTTCGATTCAGTCTTGCGGAGCGGAAAGCAAGGGCCGCTCGTCTGAATCGCGGGGAGCAAGGCCCGCGAGGCTTCGCGCAGCGTGCAAGGGCTGCGCTTCTTACAATCCGTCAATCACAAAATCAGCCACTCCGCCAATCTCCAAATCTCTTCCTACGCCGCCACCACCCGTTCGGCTTGCGCTCAGGGTCTCCGCGGCCTAGGCCGCTACGAGGTACGTGGCCTGGTCGTTGATCACCACCACTTCCGCCAGCTCCAGCGCGGAGCCCTTGGTCACATCCTGCTCGCCGGCCGTCAGCGTCCATACTTTCTCCAGGCCGTCGAGGCTGGGCTCGGCAATGAACCGCAGGTTCGGGATCTTGATCTTGAGCTGCGCGTTCGCTCCCGAATTTGTGTTCACCTGCAGCTCCTGGAGCGTGTCGTTCAGGAAGAGCGTCTCGATGTCTTCGGTATCCTTGGCGGCCACCACCAGCTGCACACTCACGCGCTGCAGCCCGATCTTGGCGAAGCTCGAATAAAGCCCGCCGCCCGGTGCGCGGTGATGGGTGACTCCGTTCGTGAACGTGAACGACCAGGACCTCACCCGCTCCTTGATCGAGGCCGCTGAGGACGGTGCGCCGATCAAAATGTCGGTATCGTTCCCGATCAGGTAGACGGGAGTGGCCAGCGCCGGCAATGTCACCGGGTCGGCAAAGAACTTGCCGGATCCCAACATCTCAAATTGCGCCTGCAGCGGGCCCTTCTCCGCGCCGGAAATCGTCAGGCTGGAAATCACCATGTCCGCCCACTTCCTCTGGATCCCGGCCAGGTCCTCGGTGTAGACGGTGGTCACCGGGGCAATCCGCGTGGCCTGCTCGAAGGTGAAGGTGTGCGTATAAGGCCCGCCTCCGGCCGTCGCCACTTTGTGCAGGCAGAACGCCGCGAGCCAGCCGGCCAGGAAGTTGTCCAGGTCGAGGGCGCCGGAGAGTCCCGTCTCTTCCGAAATCAGCTTCCGCACGGTGGGCCAGGGATGCTGCTTCCCGGAGAGGTTGACGTCCGAGTAGTATTCCTTCCCGTGCCGGGCGAAGATTCCGCCGTCGAAGCGCGGCCGGTAGAGCATTGCCCCATCGCCGAGCGCCGCCCCGAACGTGGTCTCCTTGTTCGAGCTCAGCAGGATCTCGCGCAGATAACTGGGTTGCGATTCGTAGCTCATGCGTCTCTCCTCATCATCGGTCCGATGGCTCGATGGTCAGATCTTCCGATAGTGCAATCTCAAACACGGCCTGGCCGTCCCGCCGCTCCCGGCTCAGGATTTCCTTCCACTCCCCGGCGGTCACTGCCTGGCTCTCCCCGGCCACGAAGCAGAATTCGTACTTCCCGCCGCAGATCCGCAGCGGCCCGCCCGCTGCGATTTCTTCGCCCTTGGCGCTCAGCTTCACTTCCACGAAGTCATCTCGCTCGCCCATTTCGTCCCTCCCGTCAGGCCGCCGCGACCCCGCTGAATTGCGCCACGCTCTCCACCACGATCTGCCGGCCATACCAGGTGCCCTTCTCGTCGAACTGCCAGAGGTCGGCGCGCCCCAGGCTGACGATGGGCCTCTGGCTCGATCCCGGCAGCACGATTCGCGCGCCGGCCAGGATGTCGTCGCAATCGTTTAGCAGCTTGTGCCCCGCGCGCCGCTCATCTTCCGAGCCGCGGAGGTTCGACGTGCCCACAAGCACCGTGAAGACGATCCCCGATTGATAGGTCAGCCGCAGGTGATCCCGCCGCGGGTCCAATACTTCTCCGGTGAAGAGCAGAAGCACGGCAGGCGGCTGGACGATCACGTCGAGCGTGTCGTCCAGGTCGCCGGCGGTCAGCGCCTTCACCGTCTGCACGTTCTTGAGCTTCTTCTTCAGAAGCGCGCGCAGCGCCGCTTCTACCTCGTCGACTCTCGTTCCCATTCTTTGGAGTGCGGCGGCTTGACGCCGCTTTGCCTTTCTACGCCGCTCCGGCGGCGTTTACCTGGCCCTGGATAATCTCCTCCGCCTGCTTGGCGCCCTCGATCTCAGCAAATTCCGGCGAAGGCAGGAATGGGCGCGCCGGCAGATGCATCCGGCGCGAATGCGCCGTCACCAGCGCGATGCCGCCGAGCTTCCGGTTCTTCCCGCGGCCGCGCGAGGGAATCGCACGCCGATGCGCCGGCACGGCCACGGTCCCGCTGAAGCCGTACTGGTGCGCGGCGGCATAGGGCAGGTTCGAGCCCACGAACGCGGTGTCGCCTTCGACGCCCCTGATGATGCTCCGCACCAGATCGCCGCGGAGCTGCAGCATCGTCTTGCCCGGCCGCCGCTTCGCTTTCCAGGCCGCATACCGCGCACTGAGCGCCGGCCAGGGCGCGCCCTCGGGCGTGCCCTGCTTGCCGAAAGATTCCCGGGTCACCAGGAAGAGCCACTCCGCCAGGCCGGCCAGGATGGCGGGCTTCAGCCGCTCGCGCAGCAGCCCGAACTTCCTGCGCACATCTTCCCAGTCGACCGTGATCTTCACCGGCATTTCTCTGCCCCAGCCGGCCAATCAGGAAATCCGCCAATCAGAAAATGTCTCAATTCTTCCTTCACTACCACTCCCCGATCTTGTTGTCGTCGCTCATGGCCGCTTCGGCCATCCCTCGCGCGGTTCCGCAGCGCGAGAACATGAATCGCTCACCACTCCCCGATCTTGTTATCGTCAAAAACATCAGGACTGCTCTCATGGTCCTTCGTGGCCGCACCGGTCCCGCTCGTTTGCGTCTTCCCGGGCTGATCCAGGCTCACTTTCCCGGTTGAGACATCGCGCAGGAACGAAATCGCCCGGTCGTAAATGGTTTGCAATTCCTCCGGCACTCTTCGGCGGCGCGCGAAGAGGTAATAGACGGCCAGATCGAGAGCCAAGCCTTTGATCTGCTCGCTCACCACCAGCGGCAGCGCGTAGATCGTCCCCGCGTAGGAATCCAGAGTCGCGCCGGCCCGATCAATGGCCGCCGTGACCACGTCGGCATTCACTTCGCCGGCGCCGTCGTCGTCGGTCAGCTCGATCAGCTCCTTCTCGCTGAGCCGCGCCGGAACCAGGTCGTCTTGTGCGATGTAAGGCATTATGGAGTGCGGCGGTCCGGTTTTCGGACTCCGGTGGAGTCCACCGGACTCCCGAAACCGGAGCTAGACGCCGCTTTGCCTTTATTTCTTCTCTCCCGCCTTCTCCTGGCCGCCTTCCTTCTGCTTCTCGCCCTGCTCGGGCGGTTTCGGTGGTGCGGGCGGCTTCGGGGCCGCTTTCTCTTCTTCTGGCGCCGCGATGGCCCAGGGCATGGCTTCCGCGTCTCTCTTCGAGAGATCGATCGAATCGCCGGGCTCGTACGTCTTCCCGTTCATCTTGATCTGCGTTTTCACCTGGAACTTCGCCATGATTTCTCCTTTCCGAGCCAAGGCTCAGGAGAAGGGGCCCGCCGCAGCAGGCCCTATCCTCTGAGCCCTGCGTCAGTTCGTCAGCAGCCGCGCCCCGGTTGACGTGCCATCCGTGATCACACAGACCGCTACGTTGGCCGGTGCGAGAATACCCAACGGGATGATCCCGATGGGCGGGTTCGTGATGGGCCCCAGGATGGTGGTCGTCCCCGTGCCGCAATTCGTCCCCGTGCCATAGCGGACCGTGACCGTGCCCGTGCCACCCGCCGACTTTTCAACGAGGATGGCGCGGATGTACGTCTGGTCGCCGCCGGAGGTTGCCGCCACCACTTCGGTAAGGGTCGCCGCGGCCACCGCCGCAGAGAGCGTCGAAAGCTGGCCGATCTGAAGCACGCCGGCGCCCAGCGCGCCGACGCCTTCATTCAAGTAAGCGGCATCAACCCCTGAACCGTTAGCAAGCTTTGTGGGCCAGGGGTCGGAGCTGTCGGCGGCTGCGCCGCCCTGCGTGACTTCGCTGATCGTGGTGTTGAACGTCTGCCCGATGCTGTTCGTAAGGGTGACGTACACCGTGACCGTGGGCGAAGAGCCGCCGGTGAGCGCCGTCAACTCCATATTGAAGTAATTATCGATGCCCGCGATCGACTTGTTCACCGCCGAGGTGCAGGTGATCGAGGCGTTCGCATCGTCGGCAACGATGGTGGCCAACGCCGCGGTGGGCCCCGTATAGAACTTCACCGTGCAACCCGAGGGCGAGCCGGTAGGCACCACGCGGATCAGGGCGCTCGTGAAATTAAGCGCCGGATTCCCTGAACTCCAGAAGAGCCCCGTGGTCGAGCGCGTCACCCCGGCATAGGAGTACTTCACGTTCACGATCGGCGTCCGCGATTGCGCCGCCACCGGAGCCGCTGCCAGCAAGGCGAGCGGCACCAGCAGCAACGCGGCAAGCAGTTTCTCCTTTACCATTTCTTCCTTCTCCTTCTCCCCGGTTTTAGCCGCCGGAGCCGGCTTCTGCCGCGCCGCCGCTTAGGCGACCGCGTTTTTGACCAAGTAGAGGGTCTGCACCGCCGTGATCTTCTGGTGGTAGTAGTCGTCCGCGCCGACGATGTCGGACTTGGCGGTCGGATTCGGGTGGCGCGCCTTCACCACGCCGATGCCGCTGCTCGTGCCCGGCGCCGCGCTCCAGCGGAACGTCTTCACGCCGCTCACGTCCATCCGCCCGGCCGCCCGGTTGCGGTAGCCGATGATGGCGTGTTTGCCCCAGACAAAGCCGGGGACGCCGGCCGCCACTTCCACCGCGCGGCCCACCAGGAATTCCTCGACGCCGAACACGGCGGCCAGATCCTGCTCGTTCAGCCGGCCGCGCTGCACGTATTTGAAGAGTTCCTTGATTTCCCTGTTCTGGATCAGCTTAGTGAAGACCGCCTCGCCGACGGCCATGAAGTTCGGCGCCACGCCGGACTCACGGATCTTCGACTTGCCGGTTTCCACCACGCCGATGGGGTCGGAGTTCAGCAGATCACTCCACTGATCGCCCCCGGCCAGCGTGATGTTGTTCGTCACCTGAGCGGTATCGGTCAGCATGGTGGCCAGCTCCTTCTCCCGCTGGAGGAGGATCTTTTCCATCATGGTTTGCACGGCATCCTGCTCGATGTCGCCCGCCTCCGCGTAGCCCGGGCGGTCCTCGTCGGCGATGTTCGCGGCGAGCGCGTGGCTCCGGCAGAAATAGCTGTCGGTCGAGAGCGCGATGCGGATGGCCTCGGCCGGGGCGCCGGTGGCGCGGAGTTGCTGCTCGGTCAACTCCTGGCCCTCACGCCCATAGATGTAATACTTGTCCGATTGCCGGCCCACCAGAACGGCGGGCGCGATGCGGTCCGCGATCAGCTCATTATTGCTGAACTTCTTCGCGAAATTCGTCAACGCCGCGTCGAGGTGTCCGACAAGGGGAGCTGCAGAAGATCCCATTTCGTTTTCCTCCTGCCGTCTGCCCGATGGGGCGGCCGGCTATTCATTTCAGCGGTCCTTGCCGGCCCCGGCCGCCCCGCTGTGCGGCGGCCGGGGGAAAGAGGTGGCTAGTAGCGGCTGGCGCCGCGGAAGTTCAATACGAACTCGTCCCCGTCGGCCGCGGCCGGGCTCACGGCCTCGCCGTAGATCCCGTCATTGTCCGTGGTCGTCGGGGTGCCCTTGCCGTTCGCGTCGGCCGTCTTGATCTGGTCACCGGCGGCGACGACATCGTCGGCGATGTGGATGCATTCGCCGTCGACACAGACGGCGACCGGGGCGTCCTCAGCCGCGTCTTCCACCACGATCCCGCGGACCTTCAGGTTCCCTGTGGCCACCGATCCCGGTGCCTTCACCTGGTTGTCGGCCGTGCCCTGGACCACCGCCATCCCGCGGGTGAGGGCTCCACCCTCCGCGAGGAAGGTCCGGATCTCGGGAATCCCCGAAAGGCCCCTGGTTGCTTTTGCTCCCATCTTCGTTGTCTCCTTTTCTCCCGGCCTCGCCGGGGATTCTGATCAAAGCCCCGACGATTCGGGGGAAGAGTGTTTCAGACCTGGCCGGCCGCGATGCCGCCGATCTTAGTCGTGGCGCTACCGATCTCCCTCCGCGCCTTGACGAGTCCTTCCTTGAAAGCCTGCAGCTCGGTCTTCTTCGGGTCTTGCTTGCGCAGCTCCCCGGCGATCTGCTCGGCGCGGGCGTTGATGGCCACCGAGGCCTGGTCCACCTCGAAGTTTTTGGCCGGGGTGAACTCCAGCACGTTGCCTGTCGCCTGGTGCTGCCCGCCGGCCAACTCGCCGAGCGGCACGATCTGCGGCAGCGCGTCGAGCTGGCGCAGCGCGTAATCGAGGACGGGCAGCTCCGCTTCCTTCGCGTCCTTGCCTGCGCCCTCGGTGAACTTGATGGTCCCGCCCTGCGCCACACGCTCGCGCATCAGCTGGATGGTGCCCGCCATCGCGGGCACAATCTTCCCCGCCGTGGTCAGGGCCTTCACGCGCTCGTCGAACCGCACCAGCCGTGCGTCGGCTTCCGTCCTGGCCGCGCGCTCGTTCGACTGCTTCACGCTTTCCTCGAAGGTCTTCGTGAGCTTGTCGAGCTTTTCCAGTAGCGGCTTCTGCGCGGCTTCGACCCGCTCCTGGAGTTCCTTCTCGGTGAAGCCCGCGTCGGCCTTCTTCGCCCCGAACATCTCGGAGAAGAAAGCGCGAATGCGCTCGTCCACCGTCTTGCCCACTTCTTTCAGATCCACTTCGTCCTCCTTCTCCCCCGCGGGGGAATCCGAAAAATCGATGGCCACGAATTCGCCATCGGAAAACTTCACCGGCGTGAGCCCTTTCACCTCCGGGGGATTCGCCCCCAGAAACCCGACGTGCCGCACCGCGGGCCCCGTACCCTTGGGGTCTCGGTAAATGGCCACGCTGCGGTTTGGGAAACGTCCGTCCTTCACATGCCCTTCGAGCTGCGGCTGTACCTTCTCCGCGCGCATCAATAGCCGGTCGCCATCGCGCTTCAGCTCCGCCGCCCAGCCCATCGCCGGCGAATCGTGCTCGGGATGGCCAAGCACGAGCGGCGGCTTCCAGGACGTCAGGTTCGACACCATGGCGTCCAGGTCGGCGCTGGTGTAACGGCCCTTGTCGCCGTAGTCGCCCACCTTGAAGATCTCGATCCATTGATTATTGAAGTCGGCCATGTGAGTCTCCTTTTCCATTTCTCCGCAGATCCTGCGCGCGGACTCTTCGTCGTGCCCCTTGCCCTGCATCGCCACCACGCAGGCATCGAATGTCTCGTAAGGTCCTACCGGCATCAGTTCACGCTCCGAAACCCCGGATCCCGCCGGAAGCCGAAGGGGATCCCTTCGCGCAAATCCCGCGCCGCGCCGCTTTCGATCATCTTCAGCGCGCGCGCCTGGCTCACTCCGATCAGAACGCATCGGCAGTTGAATCCGAGCAGCGGGCGCAACTCGGCGCCCGTCGTCTCCCACCAGGCGGCCGGCGCCACGCCGTTGTCTCCGGCCAGATGGTTCGGCCGCGTCGAGCCGTCGTTCATGGCATCGAAAAGCCGCCAGTTGATGATGGCCGCCACCTGCGGATCTCGCAGCGCTTCTTCGCGGCCGTTGGCCAGCGCCTGGCCCACGTTCGTATTCCACACCACGCGCAGACGGCCCGCGCTGGTCTGGAAGTTCCGCAGCAGCTCGCGGGCGGCGCGCTCAAACTGCGTGGGCGTCAATCCCGATTCGAGCGACGTGGCGATCAGGTCGCGCATGCCCTCGAGCGCGGCCTGCTGGTTGACCCCGGCGATGCGGAAGGCTTGCGCCTGCTGCTCCGTCACGGCGCGCTCCCATTGCGCCTGCGTCATCACCGGGAGCCGCCGCAGATATTCCACGGCGCCGGCGGGAGAGACCTGGCTCAACTCGGCCATCTGCATATCCCGTTTCAGCGGCAGATCCGCATCGCGTCTCACCTGGGCCTGGCCGAGCACGCGCGCGGCCGCCAGCAGCCGCGCGATGCGCCAGGCCGCGAGCTCGGTTTTCTGAGCTACTCGCCATTCGCCACTCATCACCCGCTCCGAAGCGCCAAACGCAAATGCCTCCATCGCCGAGTCGAGCAGTTCGCCGGCAATGCTGCGGAGAAAGAGCGCCTGCTCGATTACTCCGGCGGTGAGCAGGACTTCGAGATCCCGCTGCGTGTCAACCGCTGCCTTGTGCGCCCGGCGCGTGACGCGGATTCGGGGCCGCTCGATGCGCCGGAGAATGCGCCGGCGGCTTTCCGCGTAATAACGATGCGCCACTGCTCTCAATCCTCACCTCTCGCCGGCGGCAGCAGCTCCGGGACCAGGCCGGAAAGCGCGGAGGGTTGCAGCACTTCTTCCCCCTCGTCCGGCTGGCGAATGCCGCTCTGCTCGTAGACTTCCTGCTTGGGGACTCCCGCGCCCATGTTCCGCGCCTTGTCGAGCAGCGCGAGCTCGGCCATGCGGTCCTTCGGCGGCTGCTTGTCGGCGCGCCAGTAGGGACGGAAGGCGCGTTCCACGAACGCGGGCCCGAAGCGCCATATTCCCCAGGGCAGGATGAGCTGGTCGTTGATCACTTCTTCCTGGTCAGCCAGGTCGTTGCGGATCCGCTCCCACAGCACCGCGAGATGGACGTCGCCTAACGAGCGCGACCCGGCGCCCTGCTCGGCGCCCCGCGAGGTCATCGTCTGGCCCAGGATGATGCGCGTCATCTCCGCATCGAAATAGTCGAACAGGCTCTTGAAGTCCTCCGCGTGGCGCACGCGCGCCTGCGCCAGCAGCGATTCCACCACCTGGAGTCCCTCCGGCACCCCGACCGCGATCTCGGAGTAAATCGCCTCCGCCACTTCGCGGGCCTTATCCTTGTCGGCATCGTTCTGATATTGGACGGCGATCGTGCCCGGCCCCTTCTCGAGGAACTGCAGATGCAGCCGCAGCGCGTTGCGCTTGAACCAACTGGGCCAGTAGAGCCGCCGCAGCAGTGGCAGGCCGCGGCGGTCTCCGTCACGCGGCTGGTAGGTGGCCACCAGGAACTTCGCCGGGGGCGTGATTTGCCCTTCCGCGCCGGGGAAATTTGATAGCCGCAACTCGCCGATCTGCGGGTCGTAGATCCTGCCGAAACGAAAGAGTTCCTGCGGCCGCCCGATCAGGCGCGCGCGGATTCCTTCGGTCTTGATGCTCCATAGGATTTCGAGCACCTTGTAGCCGTAGGCCGTGGCGCCGAGGATTTCCCATCGCGCCCATCGCCACTGCGGGATCGCTTCGATGAAGGCGGACGTCTCTTCCTGGAAGAGGTTGGCCTGGCCGTTGTTGGGGTCCGCGCTCACTACGTTCGAGTCCCGCGCCATGGCCAGGATCTTCCGGTCCTCGAGCGCGGATCCGATGGCCGTGTCTTTCTCTTCGAGCTCGCGGTATTTGCCGAAGACGCTCGGAGAGCCGTCCACCATCTCCTGGTAAACGGTGGAGGGATTGAAGCGGCCGCTGAAGGCCTGCGCGTTGAGCCCGGTGACGCGCAGCACTTCGAGCTTCACCATTTCCTCGATGATCGGCTTCACGTTGTTGGGCTGCGTCGCCATTAGGTCCTTCGACTCCGCTCAGGATGAATGCTGCGCATTCACCAACTCCTCGCCGCCGCGGCCGCGCTCCCCGCCGCGCGCCCGCCGAATCCCGCCTCGGCGGCCTGCTGCGCCGCCGTTGCCCGCGATCCCCGCGCCACGTCCACCCGAATAACCGCTCCGCTCGCCGCGAGCAGGGCCATCGCTACCGCCCAGAAAGCGTCGGCATGATGGAATGCCTTCTGAGCCTGTCCGCCCGCGGTGGGTCCCTCGATCTCGATGCGCGGAGCATCAAAGGTGATTGCGCCGCCAGCGGAGATTTCGCGCTTGATGGCCTGCAGCTCCTGGCGGATCTGCTCGTCGTAGGGGATGCGCAGCTGCGCCTTCTCGAAAAATTCCTTCAGGCGAACAGCCATGTCCGTCTTGATTTTCACGCTGTCGCTGCCCACGCTTTGCTGCTGCGTCTTTTCCTTCTTCACCGAGCCCCCGAAATTCACGCCCATCACCCGGCCGGGTACTTCCGCCGCCAACCACTCGAATAGGCCGAGGCCCAGGCCGGTGGAATCCATCGCCGTGCGCGTGGCCAGCTTCACGTAGGGCAGCAGCTCGTGGGCCTGGTCCAGGTCGCCGCTGCCTTTCCGGGCGAAGAACGGCATGTTGTGGATCCAGCGCACCAGGCGCACCCAGAAGACGTCGCCGATCTTTTCGAGCAGCCAGACGCAGGTGCGGTCGCCGTCGCGCGCCACGTCAATCCCGCAATAGATCGGATTCGTCGTCGCCCAGTTCGCGGGCAGTTCCGCGCTCGCGCCGGCGTTCTCGGCATGCGCAATCAGCTCCAGCGTGATCCACGCGTCGCCGCCCTTCAGAAACGCGCAGTTGAATTCCTGGTCCTCGGTGAGCGGATCGCCCTTGAACAGGTCGCGCAGCGCCGCCTTGTCGATCGGGCAGCCGTCGGCGATGGCCATATCCACATTCACGAAGTGGCAGGACCAGTTGCCCTCGCTCTTCGGATTCGGCTGCGGAGGAATCGCGTCAGTGAGCTTGAACTCGCGCGCCAGGTCGAAGAATTTCCCCTGCTGGCCGTTCGGCGTGGAGAGCACGCGCAGCTTGTGGCCGAGCGCCACCTGGCGGGAAATCGCCGCCCAGATCGCGTAGCTCTTTTCGTGGTGGCTGAACTCGTCGAGGATGGCGTTACCCGGGTAGCCGCGCGCGGTGCGCGGATTGGCCGGCAGTGCCAGGATGCGCGAGCCGTTCGGGAAGTCGGCGCGCGTCACAAGGATATCCTCCGCCTTCCCGAGCGCGTCCACGAAATCTTCATTCGTGATGGAGGCGACTTCCTGCATCGCCTCGCAAATTTTCCGCACGCCCTCTTCAATGAACTCCACCGATTGCGGCTTCGACGCCGAGAGCACGGTCCAGGTGGTGTTCGGGTGTTGCAGGCAATCGAGCACGGCCTCAAGCGCGGTGGCGAATGAATAGCCGATGCGCGCGGACTTCACCGCCAGCTTGAACCGCGAGCGGTCGTCCACCCACCGCTGCTGGTACTTTCTAAGCTGAAGTACCGGGGGCGGGGCCGAGGCCGAAGACCTTCCACCGGATGCTGTTGATGTCGGCGATGGTGAGGTCTTTGCCCTTGCCGAGTTTTTCCGCTGCTTCACGGGTCGCCTTGTCCGCCTTCGACTTCAATTGCTCGAATTTCTTCTGCGCCAGGTCTACCTTGCGCTCTTCGATCTCCGCGCGCTTCTTCTTGCTCTGCGCGTCGATTACCTTCGAGAGCAGGAAGGCTAAATTTGAGATCGCCGCCTGGCGCTCTGCCGAGTCCTTGGAGTTCGTCAGTGTGAAGACCTCGCCGGAGAGCGCGTTCATCGTGGCCTCGGGCAGCTTCTCGAATCCGAGCTCCGCGAACTTCTCGGCCAATACCCGCGCTGATTCCGCCTGCGCCAGCGCCCGCTCGTTCATCTGCCGCACCCGAACGTCGTACCAGCGCTGCACCGCGTCTGTGGAGACGGACTGGCCGCTCATTTTGGAAACCATCTCGGCCACTTCCGAGTAGGGCGTGAATTTCGCCCGCGCGGCGATCACTTTTTGCTTGATGGCTTCCGGCAGCCGGTCGATCTTGAAGGGCTGCTGCGCGCGCCTCTTCTCCCCCGTCCTGGGCTTCCGGTAGCCTGCGCGATGCTTGCCTTGCGGCATTCAATCCAGCTCCACCTCGACCATGATGCCCTCGTCGGTCGCCGTGCCTTCCAGGATGTCGCGGCCATGCGGCCGGATTTCGATCTCGCTGATCGAGACCTCTCCAGTGATTTTGTCCTTGTCCTGTTTGGCTGCCAGGCAGCCGCGCTCCACGAGGTCCTGGACGAGCTCACGGACCAGGTTCAGATAGACGTTGAAATGCAGCGTGTTCAATACGTCCATCAAAGACCAGTCGTAATGACGGTGTTTCTGCTTGGCGTGCCGCTGCTGCACGAGTTTCAGGATCACGCCGCGCAGGCGCTTCCGCTGGGCTGGGCTAAAGGTCACGCGTCTCCTCCTGGCAGAGAGGATTTTTGCGGCATACTGTCCTTGATTTCTTTCAGCCGGCTCAAGATCTCTTCGTTCTGCTGGGCCACAAAACCAACGGCGGCTTCGGTAGCCTGCGCGCGCCGGTCGTCCTTCTCGGCCATCTGATGGACGCTCGACGCCAGCTCCTGCATCGCTGCCGAGGATTTCTGCGTCGTTTCGATGAACTGGCCGAAGCGCCGGTCCACCAGCACCAGGCCCACCAGGGCCAGGGTGAAGACGGGGCCCCATTGCTCGACGATCCGCCAGGCCGCTGCGGGGTTGGCCTCGATCAGCTTCACCAACATGATGATCAGCGCCACTGTCATGCCGGCGCCGGTGCCGCCCAGGACGAAGCGCAGCACGGTGGCCAGCGTCCCGCCATTACTGAAGAGCCTGTGTTTTTCTTCCAGCTTCATCCCTCAATCGTTCCCGCTGGCGGCTTTCCGATGCTTCTCGCCTTCACTGGCTGCGATTTCGCCCATTCGGCCGGCGATGGCCTTGGCGATGGCGTCGCGCAGCCCGATGGATACCAGCCCTACCGCCACCAGCGTGGCCGCGTCGCCCGCGCCGAGGAAGCCGAACCACGCGCCCCACAGGCCCGCGGCAATCGCCAGCACGCCAAAGGTGTACGTCTTCCAGCCCTGTGCTTTCGCTTCCATCGAGCTATTCCTTCTCCGGCCAGTGCCAGCTGCCGGGGAGCTTCTTCTCGTTAAAGAGCGCCTCACCAGGTATGTTTTTTGCGCCCGCGTTCGATCTCTTCTTTGAAGACGGGAGTCGAACGGAATGCGTCGGCCTCATCTGCTGTGGCCAGCAGTTCCGTGGCGAGCTTTTCGCCTCCGGTCCACTGCGGCACGAACTGCGCCGCCAGGCGCAGCAGGGTGGCCACGATGATCAAAATCGCGTCAATGGATGCCGCTTTCATCGGATCGCCTCCTTAGCCGCGACGAGGGCGGCCAGGCCGTTGGCCATCAGTGATTCCAGATTTCGCTCTGCACCCAGCACCGGGGCGCAGGGACCGCCGCGGCCGTCGCCGTCTTGGTCTACGCCGTATGGCTCGCTGCCCGGCAGCGGAACGCCCGAGCAGTAGACGTTGATGGCGTCGCCCAGCGCGTTCTGCGCGTCGATGCTGGAATGCAGCGCCGGACAAATCCCTTCCTTCGCGGCGGGCCGGTCCGCCGAGCATTCCGGGTGGTTCTTCTGGGCCTGTCCGATGAAGGCTCCCAGTTTTTCATACACCCCGCGCGCGAGTTGCTCGGTGGTCAGCGCACCCACGACCGGCGCGCGCGCCTGCTTGGGACCGCAGCCAGGCAGAGCGAAAGTTAGGAGGGACAGAACGATGAGCGCCACACTCCGCCTTCCTCCTGTCCCCCGGTTTTCTCTCCGGGATCCGCAGTAGGCCAGATTCGGGTTTGTCTTCATCGTCCTGCTCCTCCGTTCCGTTTTCACGAGGCTCCTTCGCGCAGCCAGGCCTCGCCCTGCTTCGGGTCGTACTCGATGTGGATGTGGTCCGTCTCCAGCACCACATCGAAGCCCAGTGGTCCGAGCGCCGCTTCCAGGTCCGCGTGCACCTGGCAGACCTGCGGCGCCGTCAGGTGGCGCGTGCGCAGGTCCGCGCCCAGCCCTTTGTTGTGGAGACTTTTCGGGCGTTTCGCGTGGCTGTCGGTGAGCGAGGTAACTACAAGAGGTTTACGGAGCGCGCGATAGATCTCCTGCGCCACACCCAGCGCGAACCAGATCATCGCCTGCACGCCTTCGGTCCTTACTCCGCGTTTCAGTTGCAAGACCATTACTCGCTTATCAGTGCGGGCCGGCGCGGAAGGCGGGATCAGGGAGATACGCCCATGCGCCGGCGCAGGCTGTAACCGTCCGCCCCTGTCGGGGTGGGTGTCATCAGCCTGTAGTGTGCGGAAATGACGTGGCCGATGTGTCCGCTTTGGCCGGAATTCGTAGGTGGGCTATTTACGCTTCAGGGACGCCAGGTAGCGGATAACGGACTCACGGTCCACGCGCCAATGGCCGTTGGGGCGCAACCGGTAGCCTTCGATCAGCCCTTCTTCGAGCATGCGCACCACCGTCTTCCGCGAGCAGCGGAACATCCGTGCTGCCCAGGAAAGCGGTGCCTCAGCCGAGCGAAGGTTTTCCTCGACAACCATCACGCCGGGACCTCCTGCAGTTGCTTTGCCTCCGCGCGCTCCTGTTTCAGGATCCCCTTCAGTGCCCACTTCACCTTATTACTGTCGGCCTGAGTGCGGATCTGCATGCGGCCGCCGAGCGGGCCGGAGCGCGAGCGGAGAAAACCCTCGAAGCGTTCCTGGCTCCAGCCGAGCTGCGCGAGCAGCTCGCGGATCCGCGCCAGGTCGTCGGCGCTGGCCGGCCGCACCACTTTCTCTTCGTAGCCCCGCCGGCCGGCGCGCCCCATGCTGCGCGCCTCTTCTCTCGAGCGCCGGCGGCGCCGCTTCACCAAGTCCGCCGGCAGCTCCGCCTGGATGGCATCAATGGCCTGATCGAGCTGCTCCGGCGTGAGGTCTTTGAAGCTGGCCAGCTCCTCGAGCCCCAGCCGGCGCGCCACCCAGCCCAGCCGCAGATTGCGCTGGTATTCCTTCGAAGGCAGCCCGCCGGTTACGAACGGCAGGATGCGGTGCTTCCAGTAAAGGCCCCACAGCGTCTGCAGGCGTTGCAGCTTCTTGGCCGGTGGACGGCTGTCAGGCAACGGCCACCTCCTGTGTAGCGCCGGCATCTTGCCGGCCGTGAGGCAAAGCGGCGTCGAGCCGCCGCACTCCAAAACGGCGGCCCTGGCGGCCGCCCGCCAAAACGAGTGCACGGCGGATTAGGCGCCGCATAGTCCTCTGGAAAGGCGGGTGGCTTACTGGAACGCGTTCTATCGCCCCAAACTGGCTCACAACGCGTTGTTGGGCCTTCCTACGCAGCATCTTAGCCTTGTGCTTACGCCACCGGCAGGACGCGGAAAAATGGCGGTGCCAGGGCCTCCGAGGTTTGAATACCCGGCGGCACGGACAGACGCATCTGCGTTCACCTGCGTTCATCTGCGGCTACTCTTTTTTCTCTCCCGATGGTGCGATGGTCCGATGGGAAAATGTCTTGTCCTGGCTGCTATAGCTCCAGCCGGCATCCGCCCATTCCCGAGGATCCTCGGGGATGCCGTTGGCTTTCAGCCAGCCCGTGAAGCGCTGCCACTTCACCTGCGCGCGGCGCTGCAGCTCGTCGATGGAGATCGGGATCTCCACCTTGCCGGAGAGCGCGGAGATGCGGGTGATCTCGTTGATGATGAGCTGGCGGTCGTCGAGCGCTTCGGTAATTTCCGGCGGCAGAGGGATGGAGCGATTTTCGGATTTAGTGCTTGGTGGATTGGCGGCGGGAGATTCGCCGGAGGCCTTTGCACTCTGGCCCCAGCAGGGCGCAGCAAGCAGCGCCCCTACGAGGAGTAATCCGAAAATCAGATAATGGATCAATGGTCCTTTCATTGTGTTCCTCCTTTTACGTCGCTGGTCTGCCGCGCGGCACGGTGCGGCATCCCGGACCCACGCCCTGGTAGCAGTAGGGGTAGGGAGCTTCTTTGTAGTAGAGCGTCCAGGTATCCGTGGCCGTGCATTTATATGCCTGGCGCTCATCCGTGGCCCAGTAGAACACCTGGGCGTTCTCGGTTGACGCGGTACATCCCGCGCGCTGGGCAATCGTGCCCACACAGACACCCGAGGGGCAACTGGTGCCCGGCGTCCACGACGTATTCTCGTTCACGAAATCGCGGTTCTCATTGATGAGCGTGTCGGCAGACCGCGCATTTGCGCCGCCGCCGTGCTCCTCGATATTCGCAAAGGCCAGCGGCGGCACCTGCGGCTGATTCGGCCAAGCCGCCGGAGTGGGCGGGCTGCCGCTCATCAGATCGCCGCCCGCGCGGCCCACTTGGTCGAGCGCGGGATAGACTTTGTTGACCTGGTAGCTGTCGCCTGGGTCGATGCCGTGCGTGGTGGTCCCTTTCGAGGCGCAGATGGTCAGTGTGGTCGCTGTAGAGCTGCAAATCGTCGAGGCCCAATCCTGTGTGACGTTGCGGAACGTATAGTCTCCTGTGCCGCAATTGCCGCCTGCGCAGGCAGTAGTGAAATCCTTGGTGGTATCTTCGAGCAGGTCCGTGCCCGAACCCGCCGTGGCCGTCCCGCTCACAAAGGGATTTGAGGCATCGTTTTTGTCGTAACTGCCCACGCCGCTCGCGCAGCCATAAGGGGTCCAGCAATCCGTGGCGCGGAACAACTGGAGCTTCACCGGGTTCGGCTTGTAGTAATTCGTCCCGGTGTCCTCCCAGGTGATGTTGTAGAAAAGGCCGGTGCCGCCGCGAAGAATGCCGCCCGAATCGTGATTCGCGCTGGGCGGCGTAAAGGTACAATCGTGGACAATCAGCGCCAGGTGGCTGCGCCGGATGTTCGAGCTGTCTGTGCCGTGATTGGTGAGGTCACTGATGGCGATGCCGCTTGAATCCGCCACGCAGTAGCGCACGATGGCTTTTGCACCGTCGAAGCCGTCCACCGCGCCGGGTCCCACGGCCGGAGCCGTATCCCGCAGCGTGGAGTCCTCCACCACGATCCAGCCCGCGAGCGACCCGCTGGTCAGGTCGAGCGATTCTCCCCAGTTGCCCATGCCGTTCACTTCGCCGCCGCAGCCGCCTTGATGGAACTCCACGGGAATCTTGCCGGAGCCGACGTAGCGGATGTGGTCAATCACGCCTTCCAGACAAGAGTCCGAGCCGAAGACGACGCCCTTGGAGCGCGGGTTGGTCCAGTTCACATGGTCGATGCGGAAGGGCGTGCTGTTCACGCCGCCCAGGGTAATCACGCCGTTGAAGTGCGTGGCTCCCACGCCGACAATCTCCAGATTCGTGATGCGGACGTGCCCGGAACTGATCCCGGAAACGGCAATCAGCGCCGTATTCGCTCCGGCGTCGTCGCCGATGATGGTGCGCGGCCCCGCGCCCATGGCGTTCCCTGAACCCATCAGCGTAATAGCCTTCGTGATATTGAGCTTACTCGACCAGTTTTCCTGCGTGGGGCAGACGGGGATCACCACCGTGTCTCCAGCTGAAGCGGACCCCACCGCCGAATTGACATCCGCGAAGGCGCAACTGGCGGCTTCGATGCCCGCCGGCGGCTGGGGCGGAAAAGCGGCCATAAAGCGTAGGCCCTCTTCCTCGAGGCCGGCGGCGATGCGCACCAGCTTCCAGGCCGGCACCGGCCAGCGCATGCGCCGCGGAAGATTTGTCCATCGCTCCATCGGATCATCGGGCCATCGCCCAGATCGATCGCCAGGTGGAAAGATCTTCCGATCAAATGATTGCCTGATGATGGCGGTAGTACGGCGTTTCGTGGGCGCAGCCGGCGCGGTGATCCATTCGATCATCATGTAGAGCGCGGTGGCGCGGCATTCCTGGGGACCGCCGAGAGATACGGTGGTATAGCCGATGTCGAAACTCTGGATGTTGGCTTTGGTCTTGCCAGCCGTGTTGAGCGCCAGGAGGGAATGCTGCTCGGGGGTGGACCAGGAAGCAGTATCGCACATGGCCGTAACCGTGCCCGAACTGCTTGAGCCGCCCTCGTCCCACACTTCCCATGCGGCAGTGCCCGAGCCGGAGGTTGACGAGCCCCCCATTTTGCCGAGCACATGCACCAGGCGGATCACGGCGTCGCTAGGCACCTCGGTGGGAATCGTCGAGATATTGAAGCGGTCAGTAAGGCCGTTTGTCGCCCCTGCGTTGTAGCCCGAGGCGTCGTCCGGGGTTCCCGGCAAATCGTCCACGCAGTCGGTGTTCGTGGTGCCGCTGCAATTCGCCCCCGTCTTGGTGAAGGCCACCGTGTCGTCAGACGCCGGCTTCACAAAAGCCATGTTGCGCCCGCAGGCCGGGACCCCATTCTGAAAGCTTCCCGCCTCGTCATTTACTGCTAAATCGTCATAGCTGAGCACGCCGGCAACGCTTGAGCCTTTGCCGACTCGCAGAAGCAGGATATTCGTGGGCAGGGTATCTTCCCCGGTGATGGAGACCGAATCGAGCAGCGTGCAGGAATCGTCGTAGAGGCGCAGGGCCATCGAACCGCCTGAATCGGCGATCACATGGTCGAGCTGCACCTCATACCAGGTGGAGGCGGAAAGCGATGCCGTGGTGTCCGCCGTTGTGGCGGTTACCGCATTGGTGAGGCGCAGCTTCCCGGTGGTCAGCAGGGTGGCCTGCAAGGCGTTGGCGGCGGCGTTCGACTGGTCGGCAAAAAATATAATGTCGGCTCCCGGCGTGGCCGTGCTGGTGGTGAAACGCATGGCCACGAAAAGCGTGCCGGTGGTCTTCTGGGCGGCAAGTTGCGCCCGGGCGATGGAGCTGGACGCCGCGTTATTCGTATCCATCCGGTAGGTGCCGGAATGCGGGCTGGTGGTGCCGCAGGTGGGCGCATTGCCGATCGCTGTGTTGAAGGCAACGAGGATATTGTTCGTTTCGCATCCGAAGCTGATCAGGCGGTCGGCGCGCGCGGGCGGCACGCACAGCAGAATCACGCCGCAGATCAACGCAGCCGGGATGTGGCGTAGGAGGCTCATCGCGTCCCTACGATCACCACGCGCAGGTTGGTGGCGGTTCCGCCTGCTGTGGCGGTGTTGGCATCCACTGTGCTCGTAGACGTAAGCGTGGGCGCGCCGTTCAGCGTGCCGTTGGCAAATGAGCCGGTGCCGCAGGTAAGCGCGCCGGTCAAAATAGAGTCCGAGGCTCCGCCGGTGAGAATGGGAAGCACCGTGGGCGACCCCGCATCGGCCCAACAGCGCACCGCCGTGATCGTCACGGTGACTCCCGTTTCGTTGCGACACGAGGCAGCCTCATCGTCCGTATCCTGCAGGACGCCCGAAGCACCGCTGCCCCAGATATGCAGCTCGCAGGTCCAGATGGCGTACTTCGCAGCCAAGGTGGTGGCATTTGACCCGCTGGTGGTCACGGCGCCCGAAAGCTCGGCGGCCGACCAGGTGCCCGTGGAGACGCGCAGCACACCCGTTGAGCCGCTGGTATCAATCCCCGTGCCGCCGCGCGCCGCTTCGATCTGTCCGGCACTGAAAAAGGCGGTGGCGGAATCGCCGGTCAGGGCATTGCCCGCTTCCCCATCGCCGGCCGCGTAGTTTCCTGTCGTGTCCGTGGTAAGCGCCACGGAATTCGCCGCCACAGCGGTAGCCTGGCCGGAGGAGTTGCCGTAGGCGGCGTACTGCAGCGCGGGGGTGGCCGCGTTGTCGCAGTATTGCAGCGGCGTGGTGTGGACTTGGATCTTGCCCTGCGTCGAAGCGCCGCAAGTAAGGGCCCCGGAGGCCAGGAAATCGGCCTCGCTCGAGGCGGTGACCAGCTCGGCGCCGGATACCCCGATGCCTGCGCCGTCAATCGACGTCAGCAGCAGATGCGCGGAAACGTTGTTCGGCGTCAGCGCATCCTTCTGCCAGATCACATTGACGGCATTCGCCGGAGCGGCGGGCGTGGCATCGTCGAAATCGGCGTCGCTGGCGGCCGCCCCGTTGACGCTGATATTGTCGCCCGAGCCTCCGCCGCAGCCTGCGCCGGAATCGCCGAGCTTGCCTCCGGTGACCCAGGTAACGCAGTTGCCGTTTGTGGGATCGGCGCCCAGCGAAGTGGTGGCCAGCTTCGTATCCGGAGCGGAGCCGTAGCGCGACCAGGCAAAGCCGATGTCTCCGGTCGTGGCGCTGAGCGTGACCGGCGAGCTGGCGCTGACGGCCATGGTGCCCGCCGCAGAAGGCCATTTCACGGTCACCACGGTAGCCGTGGGCACGTTTGAATCCACGTCAAATTCGCCTTCCTTATCAGGGTCAACGGAGCCTTCCACGCGGAAGGGGTCGGCGGCACCGGAATCTTTGAACGTGCTGTTCAGTGTGATGAGGCCAACGGTTTCCGCTCCGCCGGTGATACTGGTGATCCCCAGAACCTGATTGACCGCGGCGCCGGAGAAATTCACACGGGGAACGACGCCCGTGGTCCCGTATTCGTCGCTCAGCACGCCCACCAACTGCGCGGAGGTGGTGGCCGCAAAGAAGCCGAGATTGTCGGTGGCGTTGGGAACGGCATTGCCGCCTTCGGTAAGCGTGGTGGCGGCCGCCGTGCCGGTAACCGTGAGTGTGGAGCCGTCGAAGGTAAGATTAGTTTCCGAAACGCAGCCCCCCGCGCCGTCGTCGGTCACCACCTGATTATTCGAACCGCTGACCGTGCAGCCGGAGCCGCCGGGCGGTACGGCCCAGGTGGCGTCGGCTTTCAGAAACTTTCCGGCGGCCGCATCGCCCGCCGCAGGCGCGGGCACAGCGCCCTTGGTGCCTCCGGCGCCGGAATCACCCACCATGGTGGGATAATCGGCGGCCTGGATGGAGGACGAAACGAAATTCGTTCCATTGCCGCGCAGGTATTCGCCGGAACTGGCGGCGCCAGAAATCTGATAGCCCACCGTGGAATTCACGGACGTGAAGAAATTGCCGCCTTGGAAAACCCCTGCGCCCGTGGTGGTGCCGCCGCCTCCTCCGAATTCGTTTCCACCTAGATCGTAGAAGCTGCCTGCATTGTTCACGGCGAAGCCTGTGCCCGTCGAACAAAGCTGTGAACCGCTCACATAGGCTTTACCGCCCGCGACCACTCGGACCCCTGTGTAATTCGCAGCCGCCGAACATTCCTTGTTCCCGCCGACCGTGGAGCCGATCACCCAAACCCGTGCCCCGGATACGGCTACATCGATCGCCGTGCCGCCGGCCAGGGCCTGGGTGGCGAAACCGTGCAGCCAGATCGTGCCGTAAGGCGTCTGAAAAGCCACATAGAGCGCCGTGGGCGCTGTCGACAATCCGCCGATGAGCTGCGTATTCGCGTCGAAACTCCAGATGCCGCGGTTCAGGGCACTGACAATGGGCCGTAGGAACGAAATCCCTGTAGCGGAAATTTTCAGGCCCACGTCGCAGCCGATCGATTCTACGTAGAGATGCTGGCTGCCATCCGTGCCAAAGAGAATACAGGGCCTGTTCGAGACCAGCCAATTCGAGACGCGGATATGCCGGCTGTATTTGGCATTCAGGCGAATCAGCGATTCCGTGCCTCCGGGAGGCGAGGGGGCGCCGGGGAATTCGTTGTCCACCGAGAAGCCTTCGTAGGTGTTCTTTTGGGACGAACTATCGATCAGGTAGATGCTCGTGGCATAAGGAAAATCAAAGGGTGGAAAAACGAATTGGGTCAGGTCGGGCCCGTCGCCGCGATAGGCCACGCGCTGAGTGGTTCCAGAAAGGATTTTATCAGTGACTAGATATTTCCCCCCGGGCAGGTAGAGCACCGCGCCAGATGTGAGCGCCGCCTCGGCGGAATTTATGGCCGCTGTGTCGTCCGTGCCGATCCAGGCGCCCACGGCCGAATTGTTGACTACCGCATTCCCGGAGAGCGTGATCTGGGTGTCTGACTGAAAAGAACTGACAGTGAGAAGAGGGATGGCATTTGATCCCCCCGAGGTGAGCGTACCGAAAATCTTTTTCCCCACGTCGCTGCTCTGAAAGCTGCCGGCGGGACCGGTGATAATCGGCGAACCGTTCACGGTGGTAAGGCCCGTCGCCTTGCGGGCATCCCCCAAGGCTCCGTAGTTCTTCACGTTGATCAGCGCGGAAGTGAACTCGCATGTCAGCGCCCCATTGGCGGCGATGCCAATAGCGCGCTGGCCCGCAGGGCAGTCGGCGGGATCGGCAGCCAGGGCGCTGGCTGTGGCGGCGTTGCCGGTGATGTTTGAATCCGTATAGGCAAGCGTCTTGCGCGTGGGCCCGGTGGCCTGAGTGATGAAAAGGTTCGTGCCGTCCCATTCGAAGGCGTGGGCTTCGGCTGCGGTCAGCGCCGCTCCGGCCTGGAAATATACCGGCGCAGTGCCCGCCGAAGCGGTGCCAGCGCGCACGGTCAGGCTTCCCGTCAGCGTGCCTCCGGCAAGCGGCAAATAAGAAAGGCTGGGGATCCAGCCGGCGTCCAGTGTGCCGCCGGCGCCGGCTTTGGGGATGGCGTTGGCGGCGGCCGTGGCGGTGGCTACTTCGTCGCCGCCGGCATTCTGATGCGTGGAGGCGTGCGCGGTGGGCGTGCGGGCATCGGAATTGCGCGGGTCGGAATTCGTGACGTACTTATTGCTCGCCGATGGCGCGCCGTTGGTCCCGGCCAGGGCCGCCTTTTCGTCGGTGCTGGGATCGTTGGCATTTGAGTGCGTCGCGAAATTCAGCGCCAGCTTCGATTCAGAGATGGCCGCGGCGGCGTCCACGTCGGCGTTGCTGACGAGCTGTGCCGTGCCATCTTCGACGCCGTCGGTGACGTGCCGGAAGCCCGTCCCGCCGGGCACGCTGCCGCCGCCGGCCGGGTTGCAATCTGTGCCGGTCTCATCTTTGCACTTCATTTTTCCGGTGGCCGTATCGAACCACCAGTGCGCGCGGCCCGCAGGCGCATTGCCGGGATCCGCGCTGGCGACATAGATTTCTTTATCCAGGATGATGCCGTTCGACTGGAACTGGACGGCACTGGCCTGGTTCGAAGGCGCGGCCGGCGCCAAGTCGGCCCAGTCCACCGAGCCCTGGTCGGGCACCACCTTTACCTGCTCGACCTCCACCTTGCCCAGCTTGAGGGGCTCGGTGGCGGCGGATGGGTTGAGCTCGAGTTTCAGCTCGGTGGCCAGGCCCGAAGGCGAGCAGCCGGAGTTCGGCACGCGCGGGATGCCCAGGTTGCCGGCGGAGTCGATCCATTTGCCATCGCCGCGGATCCAGCCCTGCGACGGGCCCACGTAGGTGACGCCGCCGCAGGTGACTTCGCGGTAGCGGACACAGCGCGTGCCGGTAGCGTCTGTCTCGCAGGCTTGGAGCTGCACGCGCCCATAGACGTTGGCCGCGGCGATCTGCGTCGAATAGGGACGAATGCCGGCCGCCAGAGGGGTGCGCTTGTCCTGGGTGAGCGTGGTCCCGGTAATCGTGGTGCCGGTCTGCGCCCGCGCCGCCGGTGCGGCCAGCGCGAGCGCCAGCAGAATAAAAATATTGCAACGTCGTAACGTCACAGTCTTCACCTCCGGAACTTTCTGTGGGCCTTCTTCAGGTGGTCGCTCAGCTTGTCGAAACCGCGGGCCTTACAGCGGGACACTGGGCACCGCCCGCGTTTCAGACGCTTCACGCGGCGTTCGAGTTTGCGGATGGCCCGATCCCGCTGGCCGCGCGCCTGCAGTTTCAACTCCTGTTCTAGCGTCGTTTGTGATTTTTGCCAGGCGAGGGCCTCCTGGAGCTTCTCTTCTTTTGACTTCACTACGAAGGCTTGGCTATGCCCATGCGGGCAATAGAAGGACGCGTGCGTGCGGCGCAATTCCTCTTCGAGCCGTTCCGGGATGGCGAAACTGACACCGCAGTCCTCCTTGTAGCAGCAGATCGTCGTCATTCGCTGTGTCAGGAACAGCGGATTTGCGCTCATGTCTGGTCCTCCTTCTTCGGGTCGAACAGCGTCGGCTCGGTGTTGGCGGCGCGACCTTTCTTCTTCCGCTCGACAATCGGCGTCTGATGCTCCAGGCAGGCGCCGCGGCGCCCGCCGGAGACGCTGTGGCGCGTCACGCGGCCGCAGCGGTTGCACCACGCCGAGCATTCGTAGGTCGCCTGCGTGTAGTGCTCGGTCATGCCGCGGCCCCCCGATTTTGCTTGACAATATATTCCCTCTGTGGCATATTCCAGGCATGGCATCCTACAGCCGCAATGAGCTGAAGGGCTACAACCCGCCCCCGTTTCTTGTGGAAACGACGGATGAGTTTCGGGGCTGGTACGAAAGACAGGCGCAGGATTTGCAGGACGCCCTGGATGCCGCCATCGAATTGCTGGCCGAGCAGGGGCCTCAGTTGGGGCGTCCCTACGCGGAGACGATTACTGTGGTGGCGGGCTATAAAACGCGCCATGCGAACCTGAAGGAGCTGCGGGTGACTCATCGCGGAGACGCCTACCGGGTGTTCTTCGTCTTCGACCCGCGCCGTGTGGCTATCCTGCTCTACGGCGGGCGCAAGCCGAACGAGAAGTGGTACAAGAAGGCGACGCCGCTGGCCGAAAAACTTTACGACGAGTACCTGGTCGAATTGCGGGAGGAGGGCTGGCTGTAGGAAATTACTGTCGTCGAAGCAAAACCCTTGGAGGCGACTATGGCGGGACATACGAAATGGAGCGAAGTGCAGGGCCGGGTGCCGCCGGAGCGGCGGGCCCGGATCGATGCGGTCAAGGCACAGATGCGCGAGGAGTTGGCTCTGGAGGAGCTCCGCGTCGCGATGGACCTGACCCAGGTGGACCTGGCGAAGCGGCTCAAGACGAACCAGGCGAACATCTCGAAGCTGGAACGCCGAACCGACATGCTGCTTTCCACCCTGAGCGGTTACGTGGCAGCGTTGGGCGGCAAGCTTCAGCTTACCGCGCAGTTCAAGACCGGAGAGGTGCGTTCGGTGCGCCTGAAGGGGTTGGCGCGTAGCTCGTAGTTTTTCTCTCTGACGCCCTTCCCTCGATGGTAAACTCCGCGCCAGCTCGGTCGTGGAGGTTATGAGATGGACCCAAGCCTGAAAGAGCAGATAGACGAGGTGGGGCGAGAATTCGATGCGGTGAACAGCGAATATAGAAAATGCTTCCCCGCTGAAATTGGATTCCGAGAACTGACAGAACAAGAGTTCTCCAAGATCCAGGCCTTCTACGAACACATGGAGGGCTTGAGAATCCGATGGGAAACTCTCTGGATGTGCCTTCAGCGCGAGCGGTCTAGGTAAGGAGGTCATGCGGCCTCCGTGTCTCCGCGCCTCCGTGGCGCTTCATTGAAGACGAGCGCGTACTGGCCGCCGAGTTCCTGGATGGCGTGGCGCAGCTTGTAGCGCGCTCCGAAGCGGCCCACCATCGCTTCCAGGACCTGCAGGTGCGTGAGCGTCTCCCGCCAGTAGGACTGGGCCGCAGCCAGCGCCTCGTCTGCGGTGAGCGCGAAGAAATATCCCGGCTCGCCATTTCCTCCGCGGCAGGAGCTCAGCGGCAGGCCCAGATCCGTGAGGCGGTGGACCAGGCGAAGATGCTGCGCCATCTGCTTCACCTCGCGAGGATCCATCCCTGTCAGCCGCTCGATCTCTGAGATCCGCACGGCGTGCTCCGCGCCCCAGGCTTCCGAGAGGCAGGAGACGAAGGCGCGCTCCTTCTCCTCGTTGCGGCGGTGGGGACACTTCCACGCCTTGATCAGTCCCTCGAGTATGCGCCGGCGGTCCTCGATCGATGCCAGGGCCTTCTGATCGACCAGGCGCAGCCGGTCGAGCTCGCGCTGCGCGACGACCCCGGGCGGGCGGTCCGGACCGCAGCAGACGCAGACTTTGCGGAATCCGCCATCACCCGGGCGGACAGGCCCGCCGCCGGCATCCTCGAAGCCGGAGCCACCGCAGCGGGTGCAACCCGCCTGCCGGCGCGAGCGCACGAATTGGAGCAGGTCGATCACAGTTCAGGCAGTTTGTTCAGCAGCGCCGCTTGCTTCTCCAGCGAGAGTGTCTGGAAGATGGCCGCGCACAGTTCCGGCGTGGCAACAATTGTTGGCATGCCGTTCGAGGGCGCCGGGGCCGCGCGCCGCATGCGGCCCTTCCTTCCGCTGCCCTTGGAAACCTTTGTCACGTTGTAGACCGTGGCGGCGCTGACCTGGTGGCTCTTCGCGATCTCGTGCACGGTTATTCCCTTCGCGCGGTCGGCCTGGATCTTCTCGATGATGTGTTCATCTAGACGTTTCGGCATTGCTTTCTCCTTTTTGGGCGCAGCGAGCCGCGCCCTTCCTTGGGAAACCTTGCCCGCTTCACGTTCCTTCCGGAGCTCATCGGGATGCGGCTGCTTCGACCAGCACCACCGGCACATTGGCGGATGGCTCTGATAGTGCGCGGGCTGGACGCGGCCCTTGTCTTTACATGGCACGCAGAACAGAGCCGCCTCGCGCGTCATGGCAGATCCTCCAGGCTGGTATCGCCGGGGAGAGGCGCGACACGGGGGCATCCGGGAACCGGGCAGCGGAGAATTATTCGCCTCCGCGCGCGCACGAATTGGAGCAGGTCGATCAGATCGTCACCTTGGCGCGGTGTGCCTTGGTCTGCGCTTCACAGAAACCGGCTATGTCGCGGAGGCACTGCTTCTCGAAAACCGTGTCGAGATGCGGATAGAAGGCGTAGCAGCGCCATCCGCCATACCAGCAAACTACTCCGAGAAGCTCCTGGCCATCCTTGCCGGCGACGGTCCAACGCCTCGTTTTCTTGGCCGGTGGGCCTTCAACGAAACGGATATATTTCGGCTCGCTCATTCAACTTCCAAGTAAAGCGGCGTCGAGCCGCCGCACTCCAAACTCAGCATCGGCCACACCAGGGCACCAGCGCCCAGACGGTGCCGGGCCCGGGAAGCTGGACCTGGCGCGCGACGAATTGCGCGCGGCGCTGCCGGCACCATGCGCAGACGAGCAGCCGCGTGGTTGTATCCGGCTGGCGCAGCGCGTGGCGAACCTGGCGCTCACGCCGGCGATACTCGGCCTGCTGGTCCAGCTCGCGATTGCGGTATTCCTGGTCTTTACGTTTCGCCCGCATCCAGTCGCGCTTGTAGCGGCGGCACGATCCTGGGCGCCGCCAATTCAATCCGAGCCGCGCGTTTTGGCGGTGCCGGCTCACGCGGAGGCCTCTTGTTTCAGGCCAAAGGCAATGGGCCGGGCCGGGTCGAGCGGATAGAAAATGGTGAAGTCTTTAATGGGCCCGTCTAGGCCGCCTCGGGACGGATGGGGGTCATGAACAAGCTGGCCATCGAAGACCACCACCGAGTGGTCGAAGTGGCCGCGCGGAGACTTACCGCCGCCCAGCGCGTACCCCTTCGGATAAGGCCAGTCCTGGCCAGGCTTGGTCAGCAGTAACCCGCAGTTGGCCTCCTGTAGCCAGTCGATCCAGAGCTGCCACCATTTAGAGTCGTTGGCCCAATCTTGCTCAGTGAGGTCGGGCGTGGCTTCGAGTGGGATCTCAAAGATAGAGGCCACGCAAGCGGCGAAACAATTCCCGCCCGGGTAGCCGAACCGTGTCTGATCCACTGGCTTCACGCGGAGGCCTCCTGCCTGGCGATGATGGCCCGGACGTTGGCGGGCAATTGCGCGAGTTGGTGCGCGCGATCGCAATCGGCGCAGCGGATCTCGCCGCCGCGGATGATCAGCCAGAAGCTTTTGCGGCCGCAGCGCGCGGGGCAGTCCACGTCAAGCTTGAGGAAGACGTGCGTGCCGCCCTCCGGTGAGAAGTCGGCCACCTGCTCGATGGCGCGCAGGCGGTAGAGCTCGGCGATGCGCTGCTTGAGAATAGGATTCACTGCTTCCTCCCGCTTTGGTTGGGAATATGGACCAGGTCCTGCCCCGCGTTCTTCGCGTCCCATTTCACCGCCGCCTCCGTCTGAGCCACGTCAATGGGTCAATGTTCAGATGACGCGATGGCCTGATGCTCTCGGTCCACTCGGCGCGGGCCTGCTCGATGAAGCGCTCGGCGTAGGCGAACGAATCGAACGCCTCACTGTGCGTGAGCGCGTGGTTCGCGGCACGCTCGAGTCCGCGGAAGACCACCCGAAGCGGTACGGTGGTGGCGCGCGCCCAGTCGGCGGCCTTCAGCTCGTCGAAGCGTGAGCAGGCCGCGCGCGCCGATTCGGCGCGGAACTTCGCGGTCAGCTGTGTGAAGCGCTCGTCGGGCGTGCAGCCTTCGAGATCGCGCGGCGGCTGGCCGTCGCCGGAGGTGAGGCCGGGGCTCAGTGGCCGGAATTCAGGCGCCAGGGTCACGCAGCTCTCCGATGTGGAGTGCGGCGGCTCGACGCCGCTTTCGCCTGACGCACGGTGATGCGGCTGACGCGCCAGTGGCGCTTCCTGGAGATTGACCGAATGAGGAATCGGCGGATTTTCTGATTCTGGGCAAATCCCTCAGCCAAGTCTTTATTCCAGTCGGACAGTTTCCAGAGAGCCTTCAGATTTGCTGAAGGTTTGAAGATTCTTTGCAGGTAGGCGCGCCGCCAGGAAAGCGGCAGCGCGGCGGCGGCGGCCTGGTCGGTGATCACCAGGTCCACCACGCGCTCGATGAGAACGGAATTTAAGAAGCCGGCAAGGAGTAGCGAGCTCCCCTTCCGAAACCCCTCCTTCCGAGCGAGCGGGATGAGGATCTTTCGGCGGAACGTTTCAAGTAGTTTGGCTTTGGCATCGACCTCGCGCTTCATCTCGTCGTAGCGCAAGATGATTTCGTCGAAGGCCGCCAGGCCGGATTTGCGGCCGGCGAGTTCGTCGAGGGCAATTGCGGCCCAGCCGGCTCGACGCGTGCCGCGCATGCAGGACACTTTTTTCTTACGCATGTTTCTTCTCCTGTCCGGTAGAGGAGGAGGGATTGTCTGATTGAGAGATTGGCGGATTGCCGGATTGAGGAGACGAGACCGGCCGGGCGCTCCCTTCGACGGTGCTCAGGGTCGGCGCAGAAATTGGTCGGGCCGAGGGGGGCTCGAAGCTGCGGGTAGTCATGAACCGCTCGGCCAGCTTCAACGCGCATTCCATGCCGCAGGCATGGCGTACAAGAAGGTCTGCCAGGGCCTCATGCCAAGCCACGATCATCAGCCCGTGGTGGTTCACGAACTCAGCTTTGAGCGGATTCTTCCCATTCGGTGGGAACCAAGCGTCGAAAAGGATCCACCAGTGGTTGGCGTCGCTCTCGCGCAGCTTTCCGCAATGATCGCAGCGGTATGGTTCGCGCAGCTTGCTCATGCATGCCTCTCTATAGCTAGCGGCCGCAGATCCTGGCCGGTCAGGCGGCGGTGGTTCGTCGTCTTCTGGCAGACCGAGCAGTAGCGCTGAAATACTTCAGGCTCGTCGGTGACGACGACCAGCTTCACCACTTCACAGCCCAGGCAGACAATCATCGGAACATCTTTCCATCGGGCCATCGGGCGATCTGAAGATGAGCACGTCGCACGATGAGCCGATTCTTCACAAGTTGCCGATCACGAGGCCCACGACGCAGGCCAGCGCGATCACGAAAAAGATGAACGCCGCATCACGCAAGCGCAGGTTCGGGGACCGCCAGCGGCGCTGCAGGCGCGCCAGGCGTGCCCGGCGCTCTTCAGCAAACATTTCAGGCGTCGGATGCCATGGTCCGTGATCGCGAGAATAAGGACTCATGCTGCGGACTCCTTTCGTTCCTTTACCTGGGCAAGGAACTTCACCAGGCGGCGGACGCTGAGATACTTCCTCGTGCAGGGTTTCCCGGCGGCGTCGCGGGCGAAGACATCGTCCACCTGGCAGGCGGCTACGATCTTGCGGGCCTGCTTCTCGCCGATGCGCGTGGGCTGGCCGTTGCCCAGCTCGCGCGCGGCAATCTCGGCGACTTCCTCTTCCTGCAGGCCGGGCAGCGGATCCTTGTGGTCGATGCGGGAGAGCCATTGCTCCAGGTGCTGCCGCCCGCGCAGGAAGTTCTCGAAGAGATTGTGGGAGCCGGCCAGGACCAGGCCGCAGCCGGAGCGGTCGTGCAGCTCGCGGAGTACTTCGAGCGCCTCGATGGAGAGGTGTTGGGCCTCGTCCACGATGATCGCGGCGCGGCGCGAGCGCAGGTGGCGCACCAGGCCGTTGACGAGCTGGTCGTTCGACTGAACGGAGATCACGGCGCCGGAGGCCCGCGCGACGCGCTTCAGCAGCGCGCGCGTGCGCATATTCACCGAGGCGTAGACGTAGAGCGCGTCGTTTTGCTTCGCGCGATTGCGTTCAGCCACCAGGTGCTCCAGCACGAAGGTCTTCTGCGTGCCGGGCGGACCGTAGAGCAGACAGATCTCGCCGCGGGCCACGCCGGCCAGGAAGTAGCGGCGGATGCGCCGGTAGTTCTCCGTTTGGAAGAGGCGGCCGCCATCGCGCGCCGGGACCTCCACGGGATTCTTGTCGAGGTAGTCCTCCGCGGCCGCCCGCAAGTAGACGTCCGTGGCCGCCAGGCGGCTGTATCTGCCGCCGAGGAACTTATTGACCGCCACGTAGGAGTAGCCGATGCGGTCGGCAAACTCGGGAATGCTCATGTCGGAGACGCTCAAGTAGCGCACGATCCGCTCGCGCGTTTCGCGGCCCGTGGGCAGGGTGAGGTTCTTGACCCGCTTCCGCTCTTCAGAGGAGATCGCCATCAATCCTTCCCTTCTTCGGCCAGGAAGTCGCGCACGGCGTCGTCCACAAACGGCGAGCTGATTTCTCGCGGCGCGCGCGCCGCCAGGGCTTTGGGAGGCGCGGGCGGCAGTGGATCTGTGCCGGTGGCGGCCAGGGCCGGCGCGCCTAGAAACGAAAACGGCTCAGCGGCGTTCTGCGAAACGTAGCCGGCCAGCAGCGCGTGATATGTATCCACCGCTTTGCGGGCGTGGCGCTGATGGCGCATCGCCGCGCGAATTTGGTCGCGGGTGGCCCCCCACGCCAGCAGTTTTTTCGACTGCAGCGCGGCGATGAATTCCCCAGTCTCCGGGTGGATGGCAATCGCGTCGCCGAGATTGTACGGATCGGCGGCGATGAGTACCTTGCGGTCCTGCCAGACGCGCAGCCGGGCCAGGGATTCCGCGTCTGCAGGTTCGTACTCGGAGTTATACATGCGCACACATTCGTTGGAGACGACGCGGAGCTGGCGGTCCCACAGCAGCTCATCGAGAGCTCGCGGCGAAAGCTTGGCGCGCGCGGCGCGCTCCGCCTCGACGGACCAGGCGGTCCGCAACACCTGCTCGGGCGTGCGGCGGCCCATGGCGTGCCCCGTGTGGTGGTGTTCGCGGTTGTAGACCTGCTCAATCCAGTAAACGGTGGCCAGGATGGCCTGGCTGGCGCGCGGCAGGTCTGTCGTCTCGCGCTTCTTCAGAAGGTAGGCGTGATGCTGGTCGAGCAACTGATCACAGGAGTCGGGCCGGTTCTCCGGTTTGTTCCCGCAGTAGGAAATTACCTGAGAATCGAAGCCCAGGCGTTTCGTCTTGAACCACGACTCGATGGGCTTCGATTGGGGATGTTCGCCGACGGAAAACACAACTCCGTTTTCGATCTGTGTTCCCCATTGCTCCCGAATCAGCCGCGCGAAGGCGCCGGCGTGGGCCAGCGGCGCGCCGGGCTTGATCAGCCCCATCTTCTTCATATCCTCGCCGCGGTCGAGTAAGCCGCGGCGCGGTACACGCCCGCTGCGCAGCACCGCCATGCGCAGCGCCGAACAGATCGCCACTGAGGAGGGATTGACAGAAAAAGCGTAGCCGAGAATGTAGCGGGACCGAATGTCCATGAACGACGTGAGCCACATGCGCAACTTTACGTGGTGCGGCAGATCTGGAAAGGCCCAGCGGTCGAGTGGCTCGATGAAATCGTTGTAGGCGAAGAAATCGTCCTGGCCGTGATCGAGTACCCACCATTCATGCACCTTGGCTGTGGTGTAATCGCGCAGCACGTATGGTGCGCAATGATCATGGAACTGTTTCTCACCCGAGCGGCGGTGGTGAAAAGGCATCGGGAAAGCGTCGAGGAAAGCGGCTACGGCGCTGTAACTCGGAGCGCGCTGGAATCCGTACAGCGCGAACTCCGAGGAGAAGATGCGCTGCGCCTGCTGATAATCCTTCTTCTCGATCAGGTAGAGCGCGGCCAGGCGGCGGCCGGCGGGCGTGAGTTTGGCGATTTCTGCGGCGAGCTCGACCGGATCGTCGGGGATGCGCTCCGGCGGACGGCCGAAGTAGCGGGAGACGCCTTTGTCGCGCCGCGCGCGATCAGCCAGGGCCTCGAAGCCGCCCTTGTCGAATCGAGCGAGCCAGCGGTAGAGGTTGCGGGCAGAGACGCTATGCTGCCGGGAAATCCAGCGCACCAGGTCGTCGAGCTTGCTGATCTTCACGCCGCCGGCGAGCCGGAACTTCGGGCGGTGGCCATTTGTGCGCGAACGGTAATCGAGCAGCGGAGTGATGGCCCCGAGGCGCTCGCGGGCCTGGCGCTCGTCTTCAGGCGCGAGCGCGACGCGCGTCCCTACTTCGACCGGCGCGATCTGCGCCGCCGGCGTCTCGAATAGCGGAAGCGATGAAGGCTCGAGGAAGGCGTCGGAGGTGACCCGCGCGAGCGACTTGTCCTGGTGCGCGTAGCGGAGCTGGGCCGCCGCAGGTAATGACGCCAGCGCATATAGCCGCTCACGCTTGCCGTTCCGCGCGCGCTTCTCACTCTCCGACGTCTTCACCTTCCCTTGTGCCGCCAGGCGCCGCGCGTGCTGCGCGCTCCAGCCGGTCACCTCGCAGACCTTGGCGAGCGGAAGTAGGATCAGTTCATCGGATGATCGGGTCAT